GGCTAAATCACCAGCATGGCAGCGTAAAGAGGGCAAGTCACCTACGGGTGGTTTAAACGCTAAAGGGCGTGCCTCAGCAAAAGCTCAAGGTTCAAACCTAAAGCCACCTGTCAAGGCTGGCGACAACCCACGCAGAGCAAGTTTCCTTGCTCGCATGGGCAACATGCCTGGACCTGAACGCAAACCTAATGGTGACCCCACTCGCTTGTTGCTATCGCTTCAAGCATGGGGTGCATCATCAAAGGCAGATGCTAAAAAGAAAGCCGCTGCAATCAGCGCACGAAACAAAGGGAAAAAATAAATGGCAACAGGATATGCAGGTAGCACACTTGTAGCGGAGTTGAATCGTCTCGCCAATGGCGGAACTTATCCAGCGCGTACCGCATTTCTTGAGGAGGCAGGAGCAGCTTGCAAGTGGGCTGGGCTTCCTACGACATACGAAACATTACATGCTCTTAATATAAAGCAAGGCATTACTAACCCATCGCAGATGTACGGTTTAAACGCCGTCTGCAATCTACTCGCTGGTACAACAAACTTATCAGCAGTATCAGCCCTACGGAGCATCAATATATGAGTACCCTTGAATCTCTTGTTAACCGCGTTGAGTCACTTCTCCACGGCTACAGTTTAAACACAGAGCCAGCAACCTGGCTTACTTCTGCCATCACTACTACTACAGGTACTACCTTCTCGGTTGATGCTGCAAATGTAGTGAGCAAAGGATTCGTTCAAGTTGGCGATGAACTTATGTATGTTCACTCAACCAACAACATTGATAACATCGTAACCCTTGCCCCTTGGGGCCGCGGTCAGCGTGGCAGTGCTGCTATAGCACATGACAATCTTTCTAAGGTAACAGTGGCTCCACTGTTCCCACGCTTTGAGATTAAGAAGGCTATCAATGACACGCTTAATGCGATGTACCCTCAAGTTTTTGCAATTGGTCAACATCAGTTTAGTTATATTGCTGCTCGCACCACTTACGATGTTCCTGATACTGCTCAGAATATCCTTACTGTTACTCACTCAGTTATTGGCCCATCTAAAGAATGGATGCCAGTTCGTGCATGGCAGTTTGACCGCACTGCTAACCCGACAGCCTTTGGTGATGGTACTAACTTCGGACATAGCCTTAGTGTGTATTCTCCTATTGTTCCTGGTCGTACAGTAAATGTGGCGTATTCAAAGCGCCCAGTTCTTTTTGACTTAGCTCAAGATGCAGCAAGCCAGGAGTACGCAACAGTAACTGGCATGCCAGACTATTCAGAAGATGTCGTCATCTATGGCGCTGCCTTCCGTATGGTTTCATTCCTTGACCCTTCACGCTTGGGTCCACTATCTGCAGAAGCAGATGTGCTTGATAATCAGCGTGGGCCACGAAGCGGGGAAAACGCAGCTCGCTTCTTGTTCAATGTCTATAACACTCGTTTAAATGAAGTGGCGGAGAACCAACGCCGTCAATTCCCTATTCGTTCACACTACCAGAGATAAGGCACCCACATGGCAGCAGGCGACCCAGGCACCCGTAAGCGGAATTATTCCGCTACTGCAATTGAAACAAAGCTCACTACAGGTATTTCGTCTGCATCGCAGAACGATACAACCTCAGGTGTAATTGTTAACTCAGTAAGCGGTTTCCCATCAACCCTTCCGTACACACTCATCATTGACCCAGACACATCTAAGGAAGAAGTTGTTACGGTAACAGCTGCTACTTCAACGACCCTTACTATTACTCGTGGTCAGGACAACACACAGGCACAGGCTCACTCAGCTAACGCTTCTGTTCGCCACGGTGTATCAGCTCGTGAGTTCAAGGAACTCCAGACACACATCTCTGCTCGTGGCGTTGATGAAGATTCAGCACTTCTTTCTGGTGTTGACTCGCATGTCCACGGTCTTTCCTCAGGCGATGGCTCTGTTGTGGGTACAGATAAATCACAAGCGCTTACCAATAAAACATCTATCACTGGCCTTGTAAGCTCAGGTCTCAGTGCCACATCAGCGACACCTAAGTCTTATGTAGATGCCATCCTTGGTTCAGCAACGGCAGCTTCTACCTCTGCAGCAAGTGCAGCTACAAGCGCTACTTCTGCAGCTGCAAGCGCAACATCGTCTGCTGCCTCTGCAACGGCGAGCGCATCGTCAGCATCAGCTGCCGCTACAAGCGCAACATCATCCGCTACAAGTGCAACCAACGCTGCCACTTCTGCAACTAGCGCTGCTGCCAGCGTTACAGCTGCTGCTACAAGTGCTACCTCTGCTGCAGCTAGTGCAACTGCTGCGGCGACATCTGCTACATCAGCTGCTGCATCGGCAACAGCCTCAGCAAACTCGGCAAGCGCAGCGGCTACAAGCGCATCAGATGCGGCCGCATCTTACGACTCGTTTGATGACCGCTACCTTGGTGCCAAGTCATCTGCGCCGTCAGTGGATAACGATGGCAACGCCTTAATCACAGGTGCTCTTTACTGGAACTCAACCTCTAGCACAATGTTTGCGTGGAGCGGTTCTGCATGGGTGCAGATAACAACAACTTCATCCTACTCAGCTCCTACCCTTGGTAGTCAAACAATCGCTTCTGGCAGCACCTATACAACATTGCTTGGATTTACAAAACTTCGCTCAGATGCATTCACTACACTTGATGCCAATGGGTATGAAATAGATTTAGAGTCCATGACAATCATGGGCGCTTGGTAAAGAAAGGTAGTAAATAATGGCTACAACAACTAAAGCTCTGGCTCGTACAGCAGCAGCAACAACAAGTACAACACTATATACAGTACCATCAGCAACAACTGCGGTAATTACCAACGTTGCAGTAACTAATACTGCCGCTTCTGCTGGTACTTTTACATTGCTTCTTGACGATGTATCACTACATACAACTGCTGCTATTGCAGCAAACACTACTGTCTACATTGATTGCAAGCAGGTTCTTGCAACAACTAAGACTATTAAAGGGTTTGCATCTGCAACCACAATTAACTTTCACATTAGTGGAGTGGAGATAGCGTAATGGGTATTAATGTATTTCCTGCTCCAACCACAGCATCTTCTATTGCTACTGGCTGGACTGCTGGCGTTGCTGGCACATTTCTTTTATCTAACACACTAACTACTGGAACCTATCTTGTTAAAACAGATAGCACACAGACAATGACAATTACCTTAGTTGACTCAGATGGTCACAACTATGCTGGAACAATTCGTGGCGGCTCTGGCTTTATTACAGTTGCTACAGCAGTAAACCAGATTAAAATTCCAGGTAGTCTTACATACCCGTTTGGTATTGAAATAACACCTGTATCTGTAACTCAACTTGCTGCTCCTACAAGTCTATCACTATCGCTTGACGGTGGTGGAATAATTGGAACTTGGGGAACTGTACCTACTGGTGCAACAGGTGCTGTATTATTTACAACTACTGGCGATGTAATTAATTTTGCTTCCACAGCATCAGGTGCTATTGCATCTGGTATTACAACATCAAATACAGTGCCTAATTCTGTAAACAACTTTGTAGTTGCATTTAAGAATTCATCTGGTGCAATTGGTATTGGCGCAACTTTTGCAGTTACTATGCCCGCAGCCCCGTACCCATACTATGTTGAATACTTAGTTGTTGGTGCTGGTGGTTCTTCGGGTGGTCCTAGTAATCCTGGTTCAGGTGGTGGTGGTGGTGCAGTAAAGACTTCTACTACCTTAGCAAGCAATCTTGTTGGTAGTACATTTACTATTAGTGTTGCAGCAGCGCCAGCACAGTCTGCAAGTGGCGGTTCATCAACATTTGGTTATGGTTCAACAACTATTACAGCCACTGGTGGCGCAGGTGGTGTTGGTTATAATTTAACTGGTAATAACGGTGCTTCTGGTTCAGGCGGACACTCTAATGGAAGCACCACTGTTTATAATGGTGGTACTGGTAATGATGGTGGTAACGGTGGTGCATCACAAAGTCCCGATGCTACATACAATTCAACAGGTGGTGGTGGTGGTGCTGGTGGCGCTGCATCAGGTTGGAACTCTGGAAACGGTATTGCATCTAGCATTACTGGAACATCAACTTACTACGCAGGTGGCGGTGCTGGTGGTAAATACACCAGTAGTGGAAGTATAGGTTCAGGCGGAACCGCGCGTGGTACTTCTGCAGCAGCAAATACAGGCGCAGGCGCGGGTTCTGGTGGTGGTGGTGGTTCTAGTTATATTGGCGGTAGTGGTTTTGTAGTCTATGCATACCCATCTACAGCAGCAGCACTTACAACAATTCCTGGCACACTAACATACACAGTTGATACAACAACTCGCACTGGATATCGTGTTTACAAATTTACAGCAGGAAGTGGAACGGTGACAGTCTAATGATGGAATATCCAAATTGGTTTAATCATAAATCAGAAGATTACTTTACTCAACATCTTCAAGAATTCAAAGGTAAAGACAATCTTAAATTTCTACAAATTGGAGTCTTTACTGGTGACGGTAGCGTATGGCTTCTTGACAACCTACTTACTGGTCAAGGTTGTACTCTGACTGATGTTGAACGGTGGGAACTAGATGCCAGTGCAAATCAAGAATCACACGATTGGTTTGCAGATACTGAGGCAACTTATGATGATAAGGTAAAAGATTACACTAACATCATTAAACGCAAAATGCCTAGTGCTACATTCTTTGCACAAAACTCAGAGTCATACGACTTCATCTACCTAGATGGTGACAAGTCCGAAGATGGCGTCTACGCAGATGCTATGGCTGCGTGGCAAACACTTAAGCCAAATGGCTTACTTGTCCGTGACGACCTTACATTGTGTGACCTTGAGGAAAACTGGAACCCTGCTGCTGGTGTTGAAAGATTTCTTACAGAAATTGATGGCCAGTACACAGTGGTTAACAGAACAGAACAACACCTTCTAATCAAGAAGTAGTGCCTACACCTGAGCATGTGTTTAAACTGCTCAACAACTTTTACATAAGGAGAAGTAGTGGCTTCAACATCTAAAGCGCCAGACATAACCGAGCGCACGATAATTGATTTATCTGGTCGTATCTCCACATACTATGACTTGACTGGTAACGCCTTTGATGTTGCTGTAGCTGGCATGCCATTTATCATGGCCATCACTGACAGCACACCATACAAGCGGCAGACTGCAGAGTTCCGTGCTCAGCGTGTGGACCAGATGCGTGACCCAGGCGAGCACACCCTTGCAGGTTCAGGTTACTGGACACGCTCACAGTCCTCATGGCACTACGGCGAAGGCATCAACTTCACTGAGCCTATGGAAGGCAATGACTCCGAGGTGCGCTTTCGTTACAAGAGCTCATACGGTATTGACCCATGGACTCCAGGTGAAATCAAACTTCTTAAGAAAACTACTCTTGCTCAAGCCTTTACTGGTAAGTGCAAGATTGATACAGGAGCTAGTAGTGCTGGAGTAGCTTTCCTTGTAGCCACCGATATGTCTGTACGCACAACTCAGACTACAGCTATGTATAAGATTACAGACTCTGGCGTATCTACAGCCCTAGTCAACTGGTCATCATTTAGCAATGAAACAATCCTTGCTACCACATCAGATGGCACATATATGTATGTTGCTACAACTGCTGGTATGTACGATGTCAAGCTATCGGATGGCACAACACATAAGTCATATACATACAATAGCTTAACGCTAGAGCACGCTACCCTTAAATATGTCAAGAGCCGTATCGTTGCTGGATTGAAGTTTACTAACGGTACATACGCAGCTTATGAATTATTATTTCCAGATAAAGGCAGCGGAGCTCCCACTGATATAAAGTCTACGATGACTTCTTCTCATGGAACTCTTATTAGTGGTTCAACTAATATGCCAGTTTTATGGACATGGACTGCTGTAGCAGAAAGCGCAAATGCTATTTACTTAAGCGGTTACGCAGGCGAACACTCAACATTGTTTAAACTTGGCGTAGACAATACTGGCGCATTAGGTACAATTATTACTACGGCAGTTTTGCCACGCGGTGAAATTGCTCTATCTCTCTATGCTTACCTTGGCACTTACATCATGATTGGAACAAACAAAGGCGCTCGCATTGCAACCGCAGATAACAACGGCGACCTTTCCTATGGTCCTCTTGTATTCCACAACGAGAACGGTGTCTATGACTTTGAAGGCCGCGACTCTTATATCTATTGCGGTAACACTGCTGGTGTTAATACTAACTCAGGTGTGATGGCAATCAACTTAGCTCAACCAATCACCCTATCTGGTTATGCACAGCCTATATCCACAGGTGTGTACGCTAGAGCAACTGGTGTATTTGCAGATGGCATAACTGGAACCGTCAATGCAGTTCGTATTCTTGCAGCTAGTAACCTTAAGGCCATAGCAATTACTGGCTCTGGCGTATGGCTTGAACATGCAACAGACCTAGTACCACAAGGTGAACTTGTTGGCGGGCGTATTCGTTATGACACCATGGAGAACAAAGCATGGAAGCGTATCCGTATCCGTTCATCTGCTGATACAACCAACGGTGACATTATTATATCTAAGGTAGGCGCTACTACTGATGAAGTTATTACTACATTACTTGAAGGCTCAAGCACTACGGCTGATATTGATTTAGCTACTACTTACCCAGAGGTAAGCCCAGATGCTTCGTTTAAACTTACCTTCTACAGAAATACAACTGATGCCACCACTGGTCCAGTCGTAGTAGGTATAGCAGTAAAGGCGCTACCTACTCCTACTCGCGCTCGTATCTTGCAGTTGCCTTTGTTCTTGTATGACAAAGAAACAGATAAGAACGGCAACATAGTTGGTTACGAAGGCTACGCAAGAGAGCGTTTAAATGCACTTGAATCAGTAGAAAGTCTTGGTGAAACTATTGTTATCCAGGACTTCAATGCTGGCGGCGAACCGTTTGAGGTAGTGCTAGAGCAGATTACATTTACGCGCTCTACTCCAGCAGCTCGTAACTACACAGGCTTTGGCGGCATCGTCCAGGTCATAGCAAGAACGGTAGTTTAAACATGACACCTACAGATTGGGCTGCGCTCGCAGTCTCTGTTGCCACCATCGTTGGCGCTTTTACAGCTGCAGTTAGATGGATGGTTAAACATTACCTTAGTGAGCTCCGCCCCAATTCAGGCTCAAGCCTGCGCGATTCCGTTGACAGACTAGAGGAACGCGTTGACAAGATTTATGAAATCCTTCTAAATAAATAACTGAA